GCTAATTGGTTAAATCTAATTAGTTGGTACTACCAAGACTAAACTATCTCCATCCTCATTTCACTGACTCCACATATCACGTATTAAACCTATTGAAAGGTTCAATTTCCGTGAATTGTGGGTTGTCTTTAAGGAAAAGGTACGTACTTTGATTGATCACATACTCGATTTTTCGAGTGTAATCATCTTCAGGGTACCAAGATTTCAATAATTCAAATCATGAATCATTATTAATCATTTCCCGATCCAGGATCTTAAAAGCTCTTCAAGTCATATCACCAACAGTCAAAAGGTCCTGAACTTTGTTCCGGTCCTTATTGAATATGGTGGTATAATCAATAGAAATCATGCTTTTGGCCGCATTACGCAATGTAAGCGAGTCATTTTCATTATAACTTTTAATTATATCATATTGACTTATAAGAGAATTAAGTAATCCCAGAAACTGAGGATGACCATATAAAGACTTGCTTTGCATTTGCCGTTGGAAAAATCCATTGATTAATTCCGGACGGTGCTGCATAGCAAGATTAAATTTATATAAAGTCTGAACCATACCTAGTGATAAGATCCTTTTGTACAACAAAAGCCATATCTCTTTACCTGGTACTTGGACTTCCGAAGCTCGAGGTAAGCAATCTAGAAACATTCTTCTGAATGAATCATAGGTTGCGAACCCGAATTCGAAATCCAAGCTAAAGTTCAATATTGAGAGCCTCTTCATGTCATTAATATTAACATTTAAGAAAATGGTTTTCACCTTTTTCTTTTTTGTTTTTATTTTAACAGGGAGGCCCTTAATAAGTCTTGATGTTAATTCAATTAAAGTAAAAGAACAAGGATTAAAATTTCTTTTAATCTTGAAGTAATCGTATAGTATTGTAAATACAGTACGAGAACTTTTGATGTTACTGATTAACCCTTTTAAAGGTACACCAGTAACTTCAACTCTCTTCTCCCAGTGAATTCATCTCTTTGCAAACTCATAAAAGTTTTTACTCTTATGTGTTTTATGCATCGAGATCTCCACCCCTAAGCCAGTCATGATCTTTATATATTCTTTAGCAACGGCATCGTTTTTAATAACGATATCGTCACCAAGAATAATATATTGATCAAAATTGGTTAAACCAACATTCATAGCGCTTTTAAACACTATGAAATGGTGGCAAAGGGTGAAAACGGCTCAAGAGGAATATGTCCCCATGGGTTGTCCAGTTGCATATTTAACACATTGTTCGTCCATCTCGAATGATTCATTAGAACCATTAAGATAACGTTCATAGTTAATATACAAATTGTACAACTCAGGGTTTACAGCAAAGGATCGCTCTTTCAATATGTTACTTCAACTACTACTGAATCTTTTATTATATAAACTATTCAATAGTCTCTGTTGTAACCATAGAGGGAAACGGTCAGTTGCTGAAGACAAATCCAAACTTCAGAAGGATTCTTCGTTGTCAGACCAACTGTGGATAGGGTCTTGTGTAAAGGTCCGGTCGCAATTAAAATGTTTAAGTAAAGACATGATTTGATCATGAATTTTCTTCAAATATATTTGAGTGAAATAGTCAGAAATGGCTATAACTCTCATTTTTGCTTCCGGGTCTCTAATTACGGACAGCTTTCCAAGTACATGGTACTTAGGAGGCTCCTGTAATACAAAGGCTTTATCAATAGAATTTGATAAAAACAATCTTCCTGTCACATCAGTAACATTATAGATCCACCTTATTAAATTACTTTTATAAAGTAAAAGGTTACTATAAGCGGTTAAAGATGCTGGCCCTTGCGGACCAGATTTGAAAGACATGAAAATGTCCTTTAAATTGAAGGAGGGTTCCTCAGCACTAAGCGAAAATTTAAGGATAAAAGATTGGATATCTTTCTCTTTGACTTTTATGAAACTCTTCGGAGGTTCAGTAATAGTCTTAAGATTGATACCAACCTTTTTCCATTCTTTTTCACTCAGTGTTCAAGATCTACTGAAATTAAGTATTGTTAAACAAAACTTAAGATCAATAGTTTTGAGGGAGTCAAATAAAGGTTTGATGAAGGATAGTCTTTTTGGAAAACCATCTTTGTCAATACCTAATCGAACATCATTTACAAATAAGGGTTCACCACACATATAACGTGTGCAGTGTAGCCTCATCTGTTTATAATATTTGATGGTAAAGACAAGACCTCTAAACTTAATCATCTTCTGTAAGAATTTGATAAAAGTATAGAGTTGGTTTTGTATTTTTCCAACTAATGGGAAGACCAACGCTAATAATCGCTTAAAGATTATTATGTGAAGGTTACTCATAGTTATAAAATATATAATTGGTTTGTCTTAATCATTATTCTAATACCAAGTATTTCAGTCATCAGCTTAAAGCTGAAGAGGAAACCCCTCTTTCATTAAAAAGGTACACTTTAGGAAGGTTTTAAGATATTTTTACCTTAATTCCAACTTAATATGTTTCTTTTTAACTATTTATTTAATAATAAATGAGTAGGCTCAGACTTGAAATATCAGCCGGAGATCTTTGAATTTACCGGACCCCTTCGAGGGCCCCGATATGGGGAGAAGGAGTAAAAGACCTAAAAGAAAAGCTTAATCTTTTCCACTTTTACTTTAATGGTTATACATACGAAAGTATTGTATAAGGTTTTAGGACCCAGCGGGCCTTTCGAAAGAAAGGCC